GCGGCAGGCACGGTATGGAAATCCTCCGCGCTGACCATATCGGGAGAACTGAACCGCTCCTGCACGGCTGACCTTGTCTGGGGGATGCTGAACAATTCCTACTGGTACGCGGGCGGCTTTGACGAGTGGTTCCTGGACTGTGATTCGGAACTTACCGCTGACGATCTCATGGACTATTTCCGCTCCGCTGTCATGGCGAACGCCGGTGATACCACGGGAGCGGTTGACGGCATCACCGAGCCTGGAACGGTCACGCTCCGTGCTTCGAGTGGCGTCTATCCCACAGAAGGTATCCTTACCACGGCGGCTGCAGAGTGCAACCTGTCCGGCACGGGTCGTGTGTCTGTGACGAGCGAGTATGTCTCAGGCACGACCGCTGTTTCCCTGGTGGAGACTTCCACAAGTGATGATCTTATCACATGGAGCGATTGGGTGGCGGTCCCTTCGGACGGCAAACTGGCGTCTCCCAACAGGGAGTACATCCGATTCCGGGTGACGCTCACAACGACCGAGACGAACCTGACACCGAAGGTCGTGGATATACGGCTTTACGATATCCCTCGCTCTCCCTATGAGAAAATCGGCTATGCCCGTCCCGTTGTTCTTGACAGCAACGGAGCGTGGGAGGCGGTGCTTGAAAATGCCTATGACATCATCGTAACGGGCGAGATCAACGGCGAGGATACGCTTTCCTTCAAGATTCCTTACCGGGATAGCAAGCGGTCATATATCGACAGCGAGAAAAAGATACAGATCGTGGACGATATCTACAAGGTACGCACGGTCACGGATAGCAAGGATACCGAGGGCAATTCCGTCACGGAGGTGTACGCCGAGGCGGAGTTTTACGATCTTACCTTCTCTGTCAGAAAAGAGGAACGCAGCTTTGAAGCTGAAACTGCTGAAGTGCCTATGGCTTATGCCCTTGCCGGCACGGAATGGGCGGTCGGCACGGTCAACGTGCGCACCAAGAGGACATGGACAAGCAGCGAGAAAAACGCTCTGTCCATCCTCCGAAATGTGGCAAACCTGCACGGCGGCGATCTGGTCTTTGACTGCGCCAACAGGCTTGTGCATCTCTTAACCGTGAGCGGCAAGGACAGCGGTGCGCTGTTCGCCTATAGAAAGAACATGAAGTCCATACAGAGGGTGGTCGATACCCGCAGCCTTGTGACCAGACTCTATGCCGTAGGCGCAGACGGGCTGACTTTTTCCGACATCAACGGTGGCAAGCCCTATGTGGAGGACTTTTCCTATACGAACGAGATACGCATTTCCACGCTGGACTGCTCGTCCTTCACAAATCCGTATCAGATGAAGGAGTATGCGGAGATGCGCCTTGCACAGTACGCCAAGCCGACTATTTCCTATGTGCTGAACGCTATGGATTTATCCGTCCTTACGGGCTACGAGCATGAAGCATGGGAACTTGGGGACTATGTGCGTGTAGAGGACAAGGAGCTGGGTATTTCGGTCACAACGAGAATCGTTCGCCGGGAATACAACCTGCAGGAGCCGTGGAACACGGTACTTGAACTATCCACCACGCTGAAGAACCTCGGCAGTTCCGCAAGTCAATGGGACAACGCAGCAGACACCTTGGAAGGCACAAGCATGGTATCCAATGACGATATCCGTGAAATGGTGCCGTTCAACCTTCTGCGAAACTCCCGTGCTGACGATGGGCTTGCCTATTGGACGAGTTCCGGCTTTGTGGCTGATGGCGATAACGGTGCATCCGGGACGGCATCCTTCAAGGCAGAGGGCGTATCAGGCATGACCAAGAGCCTGTCGCAGACTGTGTATCCCGCCAACCGTGACAGTTATACGATCTCGGCGCAGATCGGCTCGGAGGACTTGGAGAAACTTTCAGACTCCTCACAGGTCGGAATCGAGGTCATCATCGAATACGAGGACGGTACGACAGAGAGCCGTTTCATTGACTTGTACTGATGGAGGTGGGCTATGGTTTATTTTTCAAAAACACAGGCGAAGGTATCGCCGGAGCATTATGGGGACAGGATCAAGTCCATCACCGTCCGTATCTGCGTCACGAACTGCACGGGAAAACTCTATGTGACGGACATACTCCTCCAGGCGGGAGCGGTCGCTACGGGATGGGTAGGACATCCCTGCGAGATCAAGTGGACGCTCGATGGGTAACGTCAGATTCATCCGCCTTGCGGAGGTCGTGAACAAAAAACAGGATAAGCGTGTCGTGAGCGTAACGGTGGTTCCTACCATCACCGATTGCTCCGGCACGATTTATTTTACCGACCTTCAGCTGCAGGAAGGTCCCGCTCTGACGGGCTATGCTCCGCATACGGAGATTTGCCTAAAGGAATCAGAGAATGCTCCTGTTTGGTTCAACGGCATCGTCCGCTCGGAAGAAACGGTGATTCTCTTAAACCTCGGTGGTACATCGGCAGGGCTTGATATCAACCTCTATCCAAAACAGTACATGGAGGGCGGCTCTGTCACGCTGGCACAGGGTGTCGGCGGTCAGAAAGCGACCTTCCCGAATGCTATGAACGCTGGGGACAATGTGGCTCTGCTGGCATCCAAGAGGGAATGCACGAGGAACGGAGCGAAGGAAACGAAAGAGGGTTTTTATCAGTACAGTGCGGCGTGGGATTCCAAACACATCGTGTCCCTTCCGCAAGGAAAATCCGCGCAGCTTTTATATTCGATGCAGGAAATGGACGATGGAGGTGAATTGCTCTGATGGATGTACTCAAAGGGAAGAAAATCATGGTGTGGACTTTCATGGGCACCGCCAGGATGTATACGGCTCTTCGGAACTACGGTGACCGCATCAGCCAGATTGGACTGTTTTCATTCAAAGTCAGAGCGACTGGGGAAATCTATGAAACAGGCGTCAGCATTTCAAGTATGCTGACCTACATCAATATGTACCCGCACATCAAGTGGCTGCTGACCGTGGCGAATGACGGCACAAACAGCATCTTCCGCGCCTTAAGGGACAACATAAACGGCGCACAGGATACTTTCCTCTCGGAAATCGTCCGCATTATGCAGAAATACCCGTGGTGTGACGGCATCGACATCGACCTTGAGAAAGGCGATGGATATTCCACGCACGAGGAATCTACGGCGATGTTCCGCAATATCTACAACACGGTCAAGGCATACGACTCATCCAAGCTGATGAATATCTGCCTGCCGGGTATGACAAGCGTCAACGGCTCAGTCGGCGGTGAGAACTGGTGCGTGTATGCCGACCTCAACAATTACTGCGATACCGCATCCATCATGAGCTACGGTATGGCGTGGGCAGGCTCCGCGCCGGGGCCTGTGTCCCCACGCTCCTGGCTTGAGGGAATCTACGACTATGCATCCCAGGTCATGGATACGGACAAGGTGTTCCTCGGTATGCCCGCCTACGGTTGGAACTGGCAGATATATGACCTGCCTTCCAATATCGGCAAGACCTATCGAGGCACCTCGCAGACCTACTACGCCGCACAGAACTGGCTGAAGGGCGTGTATAACTTTACGGACGATCAGCCGCCGCAGCCGTTTATCCCGTTCGTGGGATATTGGGACGATAACAACAAAGTGCCGTGGGCGCTCCCTCATGTGTACGACTACATGGAGGGACGGGATGCCGACAGCTACGAGTACCCGCAGATGAGCGGGACATACAACGGCAGACATTATCTGACCGCCTATGGCAAGCAGCAGAAAACCGAGTTTGAAAACATCATTATCGACCATGACGGTGGCAACTACGCCAGCGCATCCGGCATCGTATCCATCGAGAACGGCATCGCTACGCTCGGTGATGAAGGATCAGTCACATACCGATTTACCGTCAACACGGCAGGAACTTATGACGTGGCTGTGCGGCTCTGTTATCCGTTTTGGGATAAGAACGGCATTTATGTATCGCTGGACGGTTCGAATAGGCACTTCACGGAGAGCCGACTGTGGTGGCCGTACTGGAGGACTACCTTCTGGACTACACTTGCAAGCGGTGTGAGCCTATCTGCGGGAACGCATACCATAAAGATTTCTGTCGATGTGAAGGGCGTACAGTTTTACGGTTTCCGTGTCTGCTCATCCTTTTCCGAGAAACCGTCCGCAGGAGAAGCAACCTACACCTTTTCCCCGCGACAGTTCAAAGACGTGGACGGCAATATGGTCGGTCCCGACCGTGGCTTTCGTCTGACCTTGGAGATGCTCCGCCGAAAGCCCGACTCGGCTCTTGTCTGGTATGAGGACTTCCGGGACTACGGCGTTCTTGAAACGAATTACTGGACGGTGCTGTCAGGCTCTTTTGAGGTGTGGCGGTCAGAGGAATACTCGATGGAGCGAGTCTATTCCCAGCTTGACGGCAAGGGACAGCTTGCATGGAAGTATGACGGCTTTTCGGATATCCACTTACGGGCAAGGCTGGCGTTCCCGGCAAATAGCAGCGGTCGTGCAGGAGTTTTCTGCGGCAATCTGTTCTGCTGCCTAAACTATGACAATCAAGCAGTGGAACTGTATAACGGCTCCACGCTTCTCGGCAGCTACAGTCAGGAGATCGCGAGGACGCCGAACGCCGACCTTCGGACAAATCCAAATATGTACACGGTGGAGATGCGTATCCGTGGGAACAGGGTGCGCGTTTATTCCGGTTCTTCCTATACGCTGCGGTTCACAGCAACGGTCAGCGGTTTCTCCGGCGGTTACGCAGGCTACCGATCCGACAATCGGACGGTCTGTGAACTGATGCGCCTTGGTGATGCCTGGACATATGAGCCATATGAGCGGTTCGATGTTGTCATGCCGGACGGGACGCAGAAATCATACGGCCGTATCAGCAGGAGCAACTGCACTTGGGACAGCGAGTTCCAGGTGTTTACACTGACTTCTGATATAGAGGAGACTTCTATTCGGAGCGAGGATATTTCAATGGACTATGACTTCTTCCATTCGGATGATATGACCTCGCTTTCCTGCGGCAACGACTATCAGGCTACGGTCATTCCCGTGGACATCAACATTTGGATATCACGGCTCTTCCTCGGCGATGCGGACGGCTTTTCCATTCTCTATTACCAGGACGTGGACTCCCTCGTCTATTGGGCGAACGAGGCGGCTTATCGGTGGAAGCTCCGGGGGATGTGTATGTGGTCCCTCGGGCAGGAGGATTTGCGGCTGTGGGAGTGGCTGCCGAAACAGGTATGACAATATAACACAATACGACACACTATCTTTCGGAAAACGGCGATTGCTTACGGGCAGTCGCTTTTTTCATACCAAAAACGCAAAGGAGGACAAATCTTATGAAAGAGTTCTGGAACACGATTCAGGTGATCATCGCGGCAATCGGAGGATGGCTCGGTTACTTTCTCGGCGGCTGTGATGGTCTGCTCATCGCGCTTGTGGCTTTCGTGGCGATTGACTACATCACGGGCGTCATGTGCGCCGTTGCCGACAAGAAGCTCTCAAGCGAAGTGGGCTTCAAGGGCATCTGCCGCAAGGTGCTTATTTTCCTGCTCGTGGGGATCGCCAACATCCTCGATGTGCAGGTCATCGGCACGGGCAGCGTCCTGCGCACGGCGGTCATTTTCTTTTACATCTCCAACGAGGGCGTGAGCCTTACGGAGAACGCTGCGCACCTGGGACTTCCAATCCCCGAAAAGCTGAAGGCGGTGCTGGAGCAGTTCCATGACCGCGAAACCGATGGAAAGGACGGTGACGAGTAATGGCTTACACGAACAGCCCTATGGTGGCTTACACCAAACTCAGCCCGAATCATTCCGGGCAGCGGACGCATTCCATCGACCGCATCACTCCCCACTGTGTCGTGGGACAGTGTACCGCAGAGGGGCTTGGCGAGTGGTTTGAAAAAACTTCCACGAAAGCGTCCAGCAATTACGGCATTGATAAGGACGGCCGCGTCGGGATGTATGTTGAGGAGAAGAACCGCTCCTGGTGTTCTTCCTCAAGCGCGAACGACCAGAGGGCAATCACCATCGAGTGCGCGTCCGATACCACAGAGCCGTATGCGTTCCGCGACATCGTTTATCAGATGCTTATCAAGCTGTGCGTGGACATCTGCCAGCGAAACGGCAAGGACAAGCTGCTGTGGTTCGGCGATAAGGACAAGACGCTTAACTATGAGCCGAAGTCCGGCGAGATGATCCTGACCGTTCATCGGTGGTTCGCAAACAAAAGCTGTCCCGGCAACTGGATGTATGCCAGGATGGGCGATCTTGCAGAGAAGGTCACGGCGGCTCTCGGTAGTGGTACCGGGGGTTCCGATGGTCCCACAACTACACAGGGAACACAGGCTTCTGCCTTTTCCGGGCTTTCCGAGGCGGATGTTGTAAAGAGTGTGGGGACATTGTTTACTGCCGATCAGAAGAAAATGGGCATCCTCGCATCGTTTTCAATGGCGCAGTTTATCCTCGAATCCGGCTACGGCAAATCCGAACTGGCGCAGAACGCAAATAATGTGTTCGGTATGAAATGCTCCCTCTCCGGCAACACATGGAGCGGTTCGACATGGGACGGACAGAGCAAGTACACCAAGCAGACGAAGGAGCAGCACACGGACGGCGGCTACGAAACAATCACGGCGGACTTCCGCAAATATCCGTGCGTGGAGGATTCCATCGCCGACCATTCCGCTTATCTGCTCGGCGCAAAGAACGGAAACAAGCTCCGCTACGAAGGGCTGAAGGGATGCACGGACTACAAGAAAGCCGTGCAGATCATCAAGGATGGCGGCTACGCCACGAGCCTTACCTATGTGGAGAACCTCTGCTCCATCATCGAGCGGTGGAACCTCACGCAGTACGATGTGAAGGAGTCCGAAACGCCTATCGCATGGTACCGCGTCCGTAAGACCTGGGCGGATTCCAAGTCGCAGAAAGGTGCGTTCAAGATTCTGGAAAACGCCAAGAAGTGCGCGGACGCCAATCCGGGATATAGTGTGTTCGATGTGGACGGTGTAAACATCTACACACCGAAAACAACTGCTCCGGCGGCATCGGCTGGTGTTCCGTTCCTTGTGAAGGTCAGCATTTCCGACCTTAATATCCGCAAAGGACCGGGGACGGATTACGACAGGACGCAGTTCATTCCCGTCGGCATCTACACCATCGTGGAAGTCAAGTCTGGCAAAGGCTCGACCGCAGGCTGGGGACGGCTGAAAAGCGGCGCGGGCTGGATTTCGCTCGACTTTTGTACCCGCGTCTAAAACTTTATATCTGCGCATACGATTGCCTGTGGGTGTTCTTCGGAATGCTCACAGGCTTTTTTTATTTGCATACCCTCAATCCCGGCCGCCTTTTTCTGTTTAACCATGAGGATAGGAATCCTCGGATTGGAGGAATCTTCATGACCAATGAACAGAAACGCACCATAGCGGAACTCCGCTCCAAAGGTGCGACCTATGCAAAAATCGGCGAGGCGCTCGGTATCTCGAAGGATACCGTGAAAAGCTACTGCCGCAGAAATAATCTGTCCGCTCCGCAGGATACCCCTGCCTCTGATACCGCTCCTTCCGTCTGCCGGGAATGCGGCGCACCTCTCGTGCAGACAGAAAAACAAAAGACGCGGATTTTCTGTTCCAGGGAATGCCGTGAGAACTGGTGGCATTCTCACCCGGAGCAGATAAAGAAAAGAGCCGTGTATGATTTCCGCTGCGCCGGATGCGGTAAGCCTTTCTCCGCCTACGGAAACAGCCACAGGAAATACTGCTCCCACGATTGTTACATCACGGCTCGGTTCAAAGGCGGTGGATGCCATGAGTGAGCAGGAATTTGACCGTGAAATGCGGTATCAGGCCGCCGTTCAGATTGCGGATGCGCTTCTCAAAAAGGGTTCCATCTCGGAGGAGGAATACCACCAGATCAAGACAAAACTCCTCGAAAAATATCGCCCGACTTTGTCTACATTATTATCGGGAAAACCCTTGATATAACTGGCTTTTAGAGTGATATATAGTGTCGGAAAGGAGTTGATTTTATGCGGAAAATCACCAGGTTAGAGCCAAAAAAGACAGCCCTTCCGACAAGGAAAAAGGTCGCAGCGTATGCCCGTGTCTCGAAGGACACGGAGCGGCTTCTGCATTCCGCATCCGCACAGGTCAGCTACTACAGCGAACTGATACAGAAAAACCCCGAATGGGAATATGCAGGCGTGTATGTTGACTGCGGAATAACGGGTACCCTCACCTACAAGAGGGACGAGTTCAAGAGAATGCTCACCGACTGTGAAGCCGGAAAGATCGACATCATACTTACCAAGTCAATCAGCCGATTCGCAAGGAACACGGTCGACCTTTTGGAAACAGTGCGCCACCTCAAATCCATCGGCGTGGAGGTGCGGTTCGAGAAGGAAGGCATCCATTCCTTTTCCGAGGACGGAGAACTGATGCTTTCGCTCCTCGCTTCTTTCGCGCAGGAAGAAAGCCGCAGCATTTCCGAGAATGTGAAATGGGGTATCCACAAGCGGTTCAAGAGCGGCGAGATTGGCGTGGCCAACAAGCACATCCTCGGCTACCAATACGATGAGGAGCAGAAAAAGTACATCATCATTCCCGAAGAAGCCGAATCGGTCAGATGGATGTTTCAGATGTACATCGACGGCGTTACCCTGCGGGACATTGCAGATAACCTGAACAACGCAGGCATCTGCACCATCCTCGGTAACGATTTTCAGGAAGCCTCGGTGCGGCAGCTTATTTTCAACGAGGTCTACGCCGGGGACATCAGACGGCAGAAATGCTATGTGTCCGATCCAATCAAAAAGGACAAGGTTCCGAACCGCGGCGAACTGCCACAGTATTACATGGCTGACTGCCATGAGGCAATCATCGACCGCGACACCTACGCAAAGGTCAAGGCAGAGATGGAACGCAGAGCCTCGCTCCTCAATCCCACCTACTGCTTTACCAAGAAAATCCGCTGCGGTACCTGCGGAGCGCAGTTCACCCGCAAGAAAGGAAAAGTCAGAGGCAAGACCTATGTACATTGGATTTGCCGGAGCAAGAAGGAAACCGGGATGACCTGTTCCAGCGTGAACTTCAGCGAGGAAGAACTGAAAAACATCTGCGCCGATGTCCTTGAGACCGATTCTTTCGATGAGGAACTTTTCGAGAGCCGGGTCAAGGACATCACTGTTTTAAAGAACGGCGATATGGAATTTCACCTTGTCGGCGGAGAAATGCGGCGATGGAAAAACCTGCATCTGAATCCGCCGAGGCACAAGGCTACGCTTACGGATGCGTTCCAGGGCAAAATCCAATGCGCCAAGTGCGGCAACACCTACCACAGAGTAAATTCAGCAAACAAATGGGTGTACTGGTACTGCATGGGTAAGAAGAAAAAAGGCTCGTCCTGCGATAGCCCGAATTTCACTGATCATCAGCTGCGCCAGATTTCCGCTCATATCCTCGGCTTGGATGAATTTGACGAACAGACCTTTTCCGAACAGATAGAAGGGATCACCGTCCTTGATGACGGCAGCCTCGAATACAAATTTCACGAAGGGAGGACGGAGAAATGGCAAAGAGTGTAATAACCATTCCCGCCACAAAAAGCAAATATACGGCTGCGCCTCTTTCCGCTCAAAAGAAACGAAAGGTCGCTGCCTACGCCCGCGTCAGCACAGACCACGAGGAACAGCAAAGCAGCTATGAGGCACAGGTGGACTACTACACGACCTACATCAAAGGCAGAGACGATTGGGAATTCGTTTCTGTGTACGCTGACGAAGGTATAACCGGCTGCAACACAAAAAAGCGTGACGGCTTCAACAGCATGGTAGCGGATGCGCTGGCCGGAAAGATCGACCTCATCATTACGAAGTCGGTCAGCCGATTTGCCCGCAACACCGTGGACAGTCTTACGACCATACGAAAGCTGAAGGAACACGGTACTGAGTGCTATTTCGAGAAGGAGAACATCTGGACATTCGATGGCAAGGGAGAACTGCTCCTTACCATCATGTCGAGCCTTGCGCAGGAGGAAAGCCGCTCCATTTCGGAGAACTGCACATGGGGACAAAGAAAACGTTTTGCAGATGGCAAGGTCACGGTTCCCTTCGGACGGTTCCTCGGCTACGACCGTGGTGAGGACGGCAACCTTGTTCTGAACGAAGACGAGGCAAAAATTGTCCGCAGGATTTACGGATTATTCCTGCAGGGACGCTCACCGTATGCGATTTCAAAGGTGCTGACCTCCAAAGGAATACCAACGCCCGGAGGCAAGAAAAACTGGTCTGCATCCACGGTCAAGAGCATCCTCACAAATGAGAAGTACAAAGGCGATGCTCTTCTGCAAAAGGTCTACACCGAGGATTTCCTTACCAAGAAGAAAATCAAGAATGACGGTCAAGTGCCGCAATACTATGTGGAGAACAACCATCCTGCCATCATAGAGCCCGCGGTCTTTGACAGGGTGCAGAAACTCATGTCGGTGCGGCATCCCGGTCAGAACCGCAGCAGTAGCATCAGCCCGTTTTCCAGCAAAATCAAGTGCGGCGAATGCGGCGGCTGGTACGGCTCAAAGGTGTGGCACTCCAACGACAAGTACAGAAAGGTCATCTGGCAATGCAATCACAAATATGATGGGGATTGTAAATGCGGAACTCCGAACATTGAAGAGAAAGAAATCAAGGAGCTTTTCATAAAAGCCATGAACATCCTCATCTCGGACAAGGATGCTCTGATTGAGGATTTTGAAGCCATCAAGGATACAGTTTTTGATACCTCCGAACTTTTGAAAGAACGAGCCGGCCTGCAGGTGGAAATGAATGTAGTAGCCGAGCAGATTGAAAAGTGCATCGCCGAGAACGCTGCCGTGGCACAGAATCAGGATGACTACCGCAAACGCTACGATACCCTTGCAAAGAAGTTTGACCTCACCAAGGCACGGCTTGAGGAAATGGAACAGGCCATCGCCGAGAAACAGGCTCACAGGGAGATGGTCGAGCAGTTCCTTTCGGAACTCGCCGGGCAGGATGCCGTCACGGAATACACCGATGAACTTTGGTACAGCATGATCGATTTTGTGACGGTCTACTCGAAGGTCGATATCCGCTTCACCTTCAAGAACGGTACAGAAATTAAGATGTAAGAAATGCCTCCGAAACCGAATGGAATCGGAGGCTCTTTTTGTCTGGAAACCCCAGAACTGATAGCATCTTTAAGTTGATTCATATTTGCATAGGTTGGTTCAATGAACCAAGCCGAAAGTGTAGGCAATAATCAAAATGTATCTAAAATCAAGTCGTATCGAAGTTCGTGTTTACATTTCGGTATAAACCTTGACGAACTCCCAATCGTCTCGCTTTTTGATGTACTGCGTGTAGTAATCAATCTGGGCTTCGTAGCTTGTAAACTGCTCATCACTGTCGGTGGAAACACGAGCGTAGGCTGCGACCTTTCGCTTTGCAATGGAAGCGGTCGACAACGCTGTGAACTTATCCTTTGTGGCAGGAATTACTGTTATTGCTCTTGCCATTGTGTTTGTCTCCTTTCATAGGCTCTTTGCCTTGCTGCCTCGCGCCGTTCAGGTGTCCAGGATAATGCCCTGGAGCGGTCTGCCCAGGTCTTGGTTATCACCGAGCCGTCCGTAAGGTGGAAATGCAGCGTATTGTCATCATCGGCTATGATTTTCTTAATGTTTGCAGGGTCGTTTGTGATTTCATCAACCAAGGCATCAAGGGTGGTTTCCGGGATTTGCTTGGAAGCACAGTACCTTTTTCCTTTGGTATTGAATGTGGCGCAGACCCAAACCACCTGGGTTTTGGTAGTCTTTCTGCGGTAGTTCTTACCGCATTTCGCACATTGTATTAAGCCTGTGTAAGCGAATACTGGCTTGGCAGGTGGAGTGATTTTCCTGCTGTTGGCTCTGCGTTCAATCTCTGCTTGCACCGCATCAAACATGGCCGGGTCGATGATGGCATCGTGGGTAGCCTCGGCAAGGTAGCGAGGCTTCTGCCCGGTGTTCTTGATGGTCTTCTTTGTGATGTGATTCTCTCGGAAGGTCTTCTGAAGCAGAAGGTTTCCTGTGTAGGTGTAGTTGCGAAGAATCTTGGCCACGGTCTGTGGTTGCCAAATCCCACCGTTCCTTGTGGGAATGCCGTCCTCGGTGAGCTGAATGGCTATGAGGTTGAGTCCCGCTCCGGCAAGGTACTCTCTGTAAATGCGCCGTACAATTTCCGCTTCATCTTCAATAATGTAGTACTGACCGTCTTTGATTCGGTAGCCGAGCATCCTTCCACAACAAGGCATACCGCTTTCAAAGTTCTTTTTGATGCGCCACTTTTGATTCTCACTGGCGGATCTGCTTTCTTCCTGGGCATAGGATGCCAAGATGGTCAGCATAAGTTCACCATCAGAACTAATGGTGTGAATGTTCTGCTCCTCAAAATAAACATCCACCTCCAAAGCTTTGAGCATACGCACGGTCTCAAGGAGCGTTAGCGTATTTCTCGCAAAGCGGGAGATGGACTTGCAAATTATCATATCGATTTTCCCGTTACGGCAATCGTCAAGCATACGCTGAAAGTCTGCACGACCTTCCTTTGTGCCGGTTATAGCTTCATCGGAATACACACCGACAAACTCCCAACCGTCCTCTTTCTGAATGAGGTTATTGTAGTAGCTGACCTGGGCAGATAACGAGTGAAGCATTGCATCTTTGCTGGATGATACACGGCAGTACGCAGCAACTCTCTTTTTCCGCATAAGCCTTGGCGGATAAGCAACTCTTGTTACTGTTTTTGGCATTATAACACCTCCTTCACAGGTGCTATATTACCTCTATTATCAGTATATATCCAGTCATTCTCCCGAAATAAACTGTCAGAATTGATACCAAAAATACCGCACATTTTTGTCTCTATTACACTGTATTCTTCGGCAGTTATCAGCCCTTTGGAGAGCATAATCTTGGCTTGTGCCATCGATGCCTTATAGCCCATAAGTGCCTGGAAGTAGTTATTGTCCATCGCGCTCACTCCTTTCCCGGTAGCAAGCCTGGGAGCAGAATTTGCGGTTAGCTCCAATGTAATCCATAAAAACCTTACCGCACATAGGACAAGTGTGCGGAGACATCTTCTTGCTTACTCGTTCATTGCGGTGCTTGTTCCAGTATTCCTGCCGACAGTGGTCACAGCAGAATAGTCGTGGCTTTGTTTTAGTTGCACCCTTTATGGGGGCTCCGCAGTTTTTGCAGACAGAGCCGATAGGCTTCTTATCTGCGGTGATGTTGTTCCTATGGCAGAATGATTTAATCGTGCCAACAGAGAGTCCGACAGCATCAGCAATATCGGCATATGGCACATTGCGTTTTCTCATCGATATAATCTTCTCTTTTTGAGTGGCGTTCATAGTGATTCCTCCATTCCGAGGGGCTACCTCACTCACCACTGGTCATCAGATGGGCGTTTTGCCGAAGTATATACAAACTTTTTAAAAAACAGCAAAAAAAAATAAAGCCCACCGAACCAATGAAGGCTCGATGGGCTTTGGTGTTAGTTGGGGATTTTCAGTTTATTGCCGCTGTAGATCACATTGGACCTGAGACCGTTCAGCTTAACGATTTCGGGATAGCGGTTGCCATCACCGAGATACTTCTTGGCGATCGTCCACAGCGTGTCTCCGTGAACAACGGTGTGGATGCGGTAGGTTTCTTCTGCCTTGGCTGCGGACACAACCTTGAGGTTCTCCACAGCAACCCAGGTGTTGATGCCGCTTACCACATCACCGCCGGTCTTTTTGACTTTCTTGCCGAGCAGAACGCAAGTCTTACCACCCTTAACCACGGGTTTACCCTTGTAGGTGGTCTGCGTTACGATGTGGTGCCAGTTCTTAACCCAGGCGGGAATTTCCTTGGTGGTAGGATTGTACTTCACTGCATCAGCGGTAAACTCAACCCTGTTACCCTCCTTGATTTCGGAAGTGGCAGTAACAGTGGTAGAGGTGGTCGGCTTCCCGGTAGTTGCAGGAGTAGAGCCTTCTTTCAGCTTTGCTGCCACCTCTGCACGGAATGTGTCCATAGACTTGCCATGCTTGGGGAACCAGTGCATAACATCACCGTGGTTGGATGCAACACCCTGCTTGTAGCCCTCGCTGTGGCAGATGATATTTTTCTCGGTGAGGCCGTATTCTTTACAAAGATAAACGCAGAGGTCAATTGCCTCCTGGTACACTTTCTTGAAATAGGTAGCATCGGTTAAATCATCTTCACAGATTTCAAAGCCGATATGGGTGTTATTTGCAGAGCCACCGGCGTGCCAGCCTCTGTGGTCCCAAGGCAATGTTTGGTACGTGGCAATCGTGCCATCAGCCAGCTTGCCGATGAAGCCGTGAACACAGACTTCACGACCACCGGGATGGTAGGTGTTCCAGTGGTTGTTGTACTGGTTTTTGCCAAGCTTACCATCATCGGGGCCAACATAACGCTTCAGCCAGGGGTTATTTGCACCCGTGGAATGAACCATAATGCCCTTAACGGTAATTTTTCTGCCCGCCTTATAGCAGGCGTTTTCCGTAAAAATCAGTTTCTGTAAATTCATCTTACTTTTCCTCCTTCTTCATGAGCTGCTTAACAGCCTGGTTTGTGCCGGTCGCAGAAAGACCGCTTGCAGAACCCAATACGATAGCGACGAGAATGTTCTCCGTACCCATTACACCGGGAACGAAGTAAAATGCGATTACACCGCAAACTGCGCCAAGTACGCAGGCTATGAGAGGAATAAACCTCTTGAACTTCTCGTCATCGCCCATAGCGCTTTTGACGATGTCGATGATGGTGTACACGATTGCCGCCAATGCGGGGATGGTTGCGATTTCAAAAGTTGTCATAGCACTACCTCCTTATTTGTGTGCCTGTTTGTTAATATGGTTTTCAATCTGCTCAATGGCTTCTGTGACGGGGCCATTGCACCCTTGTTCCTTCAAACCCATAAGGCAAGCAAGGACACCGTGAACAAGCACGGTCTGCTCCTCCTTAATGGCTTTGATGTCACGGTCTTGCTTTTCCTGCTTGAGGAACCATTTGTAAATGGCGAACACAGCACCAAAAATGACTCCCAAAGCGGTAATAGTAGCCGCGACAGTTGTGATGTTGATTTCCACAGCCGTTACCTCCTTTTAAGATTTGGGTATGAAAAAGGCACCCCTGGGCGGAGTGCCATAATTCCTTATTTCAGCCAGGACGGTTTGTCCGGCTTTTTCTTTGTTTCGGTTACATCGAGCCAATCCTTATACCACTTACGCAGTTCCTTGGTCTGCTTCTCTGTGAGGGTGTCATACCAAAGCCAGCCACGGTTAATAACGGAAAAGCACTCTACATCACGCTCGATGCGGAGTTGCTCGTTTTCTTCCTCGGTCTGGATGACGGTTGCCTGTGCTTCATCAAAGAACAATGCACCATCCTTTATGCGGTAGGCACGAAAGTTTCTCTCGAAATGGTCAAGGTCAGCGGGTGCATCAATATCTGTGCTATCGAGGATCTCACCGATAGTTGCGTAGCTGTCGATGAAACCTTCGTTGTTGGTTTTAATCTTCAAAATGCTACCTCCTTAATTGACTCCATACACATTAGTGATGGCGCCTGAGCCGCTGCTGATAGTTAACGTGACAGTAGTGCCGGAATATTTCAATTTGAAAATACGATAATTAACCTCGTCTGCAATCTGCCAAATCACATCCGAAGTCGTTATGACATTCTTTGGGATGAAAAGAGACATCCTTGATGCGGTAGAACTCGGCAAACCTACAATGACATAGCCCTTGTAGTTACCGTAGTTGAATGTGGTCGAGCCGGAACTCAAATTACCGCTGTACAGTGAAGTGCAAGTGATGCCCAAGTTCGTCCTCGCTGCCGCCGCAGTTGTACCACCAGTACCACCGTGGCTGACAGTAATCGTCCCCGTTACATTGGCAGCGTTTCCGCTAAAATTACCCGAAGTGTTTATATATCGGGTGAGAGTTGTGTTTGTACCAGCTTTGTAGTTCGTGTCTGTCGCATAAGAAAAGTAGAAATTGTCTCCCAATGCACCTATCTCCCACGAACCGTTAACGGATTTAGCCGATGCGAGCGGGTAGAATGAGTTGGATGATGGATTTACAGTTCCACAAATAATAGCGTGGTCACGCCCAGCAATCCAGGAAGATGCGGTGCTTGCATTTTTGATTTGCCCTGTCATAGTACCACCGCTCTTTGCAAGACCACCAAGGTTGGAAAGTGCGGTTGTAGCCGTAGTTGCACCAGTTCCGCCTTTTGCAATGGTAACCGCAGAGGATAACTTGGAGGGTGCAAGTGCGCCATTTAGTGTTGTTGCTGTAACAGTAGATGCGGTTATGGAGCCGATTACCTTTGCATCACCAACCACATGGAGTGCTGCTTCCGGCTCGGGGGTGTTTATACCGACCATATTCTTACGGAGTGCCACCAGGGGTGTTCCCTGGGGGATCGTGAAGTAAAGGCTCAAAGCCGACATCGTATTTAGCTGATCACAAATGTACAGATGGAAGTCATACGAGGAGTTGGCATCCAGGCTGCACAGTTCCAAGTTAGAGAACGAGAAGCTGGTACCGCTCTGCGTTACCGAAGAAAGGATGCTCGTATATGAGCCGTAGCTTGTCGCACTCGTCAGCTTGTATCGGTACTGAACATACAGAAGGCTGTTTTTCTGTGTGCCGCTGATGGTAATCGGTGAAATGCTTCCGTTAAAGGTTAACTGCATTTCTGCCTCGATATCATTGGTTCGGCGAAGTGTTACCGAGGATACCTTTGGCTTTGCATAAGCAATGACAGTAATTTTCTGTGTGTTGCTGACAGTGTAGCCACGGGAGTCTGTAGCTGTTACCACAACATCCAACGTGCCGGATTTTTCAACTGCACCCAGGTTAATGACTGCACCCGTTGTGTTGGAAAGGGTCACACCGTTGCAGGTTGCCGAGTAGGTTGAGATGGTAGCATTATTCTTTGCCGTAGCCGTTGCCGGGGTAACATAGAGATATGAGTACCCTTGGATGAACAACTGGTCGTTATCTGTTACCACAGCGGTGGCGGTTCTGCCGTCATGAAAAGTAAAAGCCCCCATTGTGGGAGCAGAGTTGGCAGATGTGGTTTGCACCGTTGCCGTTTTTGTAGATGTAGAGCCAATCTGTGTAGAACCGCTGTAGGTCAGCAAGGCAAAGGTGCCTGTGAAAGACTTTACCGATGCCATTGCCGTTAATAGCGTTGTTCGCTGTGCAGCTGTCAGTGTGATTGTTCGATTAGCAGTTCCTGCCGCCCAGGTCAATCCCGTTATTTCCAAATAGACCGTAGAGCCGTTCTTAATTTGGAGTTTATGGGTGTAAGTAGCATCATACACCGTGGTACTCATACTGATACTGACAGACGAGGCATCTGCTGTGAGTGTTGATACGCTTCCAATGGTTGAACCACCCAGGGTTTTCGTGGATACCGCACTGGATGTGCCGTAGACCTGGTTAGATTTCTTTCTTGCACGAACTTTAACCGAGTAGGTCGTGTTCGGAGAAAGCGAAGAAAGCGTTGTATTTGCACTCGTACCTGCCGTGGTTGAAAACTGTGTCCAGTTCGTACCACCATTGGTGCTGTACTGCCAAATATCTGCTGTTGCTGATGAAGTGGCACTGATTTTGAAGCCATTAGCCGTGATATTTGAAGTGCTGCACGAAACTGTCGGTGCAGTTCGGTCAAGGGCATCCAGGTCAATGGTAGTCGATGCGGTGATCGTACCGATGCTCGTGCCACCATAAGTACCGCTGAATCGCCATGAAGCAGACAATGCAACCCCGGTCTTCGTGCCGTTGGTGTTATGAGCAACACGGACGGTATAGGTTTTGAGAAGAGTCAAATCGTAGTCAGCAGAAGTATCGCTGATTGCTGCCGCCGTGTAGGTTTCGGAAACACCGTTGATGGAAACCGTGGAGTCAGAGCGAGAACCAACAGAAATGGTGTAGTACTTCAAATAGACATTGAGGGTAACATCAGAATAGTTACCCGTTACGCTCTGTTTTGCCGACCAGGTGCAATAAAGACCGAAGTTGTCGACCGGGTATTTGTAAAAACTACCGCTTGTAGCCATAATTTCTCCTTTCCCACTTAATCAAGGATTACGATATTGAGTCCCTGCGAGGCCGTAGGCATCGGCACGAACTTGGTCTTGCCGACCGTCAACTCGCCATCAACCGTTGTTTTCTTGGTGATGGTTTCATCCTTGTTCAGCGTGAATATTTTTTCTTCGTTGTAGTAGCCGGAAAATTCCGTGTTGTTGATAACCGTCCGTTGAGCGGAATCGGCATTGGAAACCTCGATACCACGGCGGTCGATTTTAACCTCGGTGGTATAAATCTCGTTAGGAGCGGGCGTCCATTTGTGGACGGTCGTTCCTTCAGCCAAGATAATGTCCGAAACATACAAACTTGCGATTCGGTTATAGCAGTAAATGGTGATAGTACTGTCCTGCACATCGGGAATAACCACGCTGTATTCCGTCCAATCAAAGGTGGAAGTAGTGCTAAAAAGGTACAGATACTTGGTGCCGTTGTACTGCACACGGAAGTATGAAGAATAACTCGCCCCGGTCTTTTTTGCGCGGAGAGAAAGAACATAAGATGAGCCTGTCACAACACCCGTGACTACTTGCTTGAGCGTGGAGGTTTCTCCAAGCACAAAGCAAGAGTCGGAAGTGGTGTTGTTTTGCACATCTGTTGAACTGTCTGTAGAAACTGTGCCAGTAGTAATCCAATCATCGGTTATGCCGTTAAGACCGGCAGAATTACGGATGAAGTTGATACCACCCGCAAACTGCTCACTCATAGTTAAGGACAAACCCTCAACGGTGTGTTCCAGTTCGGAGATCTGCTCTTGCATTTCAAGAACGGTCTCTTTTTCCCCGGAAACCTCACCGCTGACAGTTTCTACGGTCTTTGTAAGGTTGGATACATAGCTGTTCAAGCCATCGATCGATGTTTGGAACTCACCAAAGCGAGTGGTGTGGGTGGAAACGGTTGTACGCAGTTCTTCCAGATTGTTTTGAACCACCCAACCGACACCATCCCACACCATTGTTTCCGGCGGAACGGTGGCGGTGTTTACCCAAAGCATACCGACATAGGGGTTTTCGGGTGCGACATCAGAAGAGATAACATCGCAAAGATTGATGATGGTAAATTGAGCGATCGCCCGCATGGAAACACCTCCTTACAGAGTGACTACCACCATAAAGGTTGCCTTAGTGGCAACATCGGAAGAAGACACCGACAGAGTTTTGCCGGTCTTGGTACCGGTTGTACCCCAATTGGTATCGATTGCACCGTTCTTGTTGTACTTCGTCCAGGTGTAAGTGCCCTTGCCGTCAGCGTCGATTTCAGCACCCGCCTGGTAAACAACAGCGGTCAGTACCGTAGAACCGCTGCCGTTCTTAAAGACATCACCGCCCGTGGAGGTGATAACCACCTGGATAGGGTCGGAGTTGTCAATAAAGGTCGTAACATCGGTGAAGGTCTTGTTGTAGGTGTTGGAGGTGGAATCGGAGTCAGTAGCCACGCACTTAAATACCGCATAGCTGTCAACTGCGGCAGCGTAAATGGTAATGGTGGCGGTGGTAGTGCCGGTGTACATACCCGTGCTGTCAGACAGCTTTCTCCAACCAGTACCGAATGCCGCGTCATAACCGGCAGAGGAACTGGAAGTTACGGTGCTATCCATCACGCCCCACTTATAGGTAACATTGGTGGTGTCCACAGTAGATCCACGCCACAGTTCTGTCTTTGCAGTAAGAGTGGCAACTTCGCTGTTCTTAAACACATTACCGTTGGGAGTGGTCACGAGCAGGTCAACAATGCCACCACCGTTTACAACACGGGAGAACGAAATTGTCAGCGGATGTGTAAGCATAGCAGAGAATGTCTCTTGCTGTCGCCTGCACAATGTTCTCCACGAACTTGGGACCGTAGCTATCCAGGCGTTCCCACTTCTTTGTCCCACCGACACCTTCGTAGGTAATACAATCACCACCGAATTTGTTTGTGCCGATTTTGGGTTTCACATAGGCAAGCTGTCTGCCGGACGGGAGTGTTATAAATAGCATTCCGCTTCTACACGAGAATGTAATGCCGTGGGTTTCGTTGGTGTGCTTGAAACGGACAGCTTCCATAACGGCACGGTCAACATCCCACCAAAGTTTCGTTATCATCGGGTTTGCCTGTCACCAAGCATCCACCAGGGGTGGGAGTTCTTCTTCGGTGAGTCCCATCTCCAAAGCACCCATAGCTTTTAGGGCACCGACAGAACCGCCATAACCAAGGGCCAGTTCTGCGATTTTTCCTTTTTGGCGAAGGTGTCCGTTGATGCCGTGTTTTTCTACAGGAACACCGAACATCTGAGAAGCAGAAGCACAGTAGATGTCTTTGCCCTCTGCGAAAACCTGCTGTCGCCATTCCTCTCCGGCAAGCCACGCAATGACACGAGCCTCAATGGCAGAAAAGTCTGCCACGATCAGTTTCGCACCCTCGCGGGGAACGAAAGCTGTGCGGATAAGCTGGGATAATGTGTCCGGGACATCATCAAAGAAGAACTCAACGGCATCGAAGTCACCATCACGAACAAGACCACGCGCATCGGCAAGGTTGGTGAGGTGGTTTTGAGGTAAGTTTTGCAGCTGAATTATTCTGCCCGCCCATCTGCCGGTGCGGTTTGCACCATAGAACTGAAACATACCCCTGGCACGGCCATCGGAACATACAGCGGTTTCCATAGCCTGGTATTTCTTTACCGAGGATTTGGCAAGTTGCTGACGCAAGGTCAAAACTCTACGCATTTCCGGGGATGCAGTTTTCAGCATTTCAGCCACAGCCTTTTTACCGAGGGTGTCTGTTTCCAAACCATTATCAGCAAGCCACAGCTTCATCTGCTGCACCGAATTTGGGTTCTCCAAAGCAGTCAGTTCTTTCATAGCAGTGGTCAGTTCAGAACGAGAACGAGCATCCCTGTCTTTATTCCTGCCTTCTTTGCCTTCTCGGATTTCGCAAGAACAATGCCGTGCCGGTCCTCTGTAGAACCGCAAACCGCTACAGCCTTTCCACGCAGGCTTGGGTCAAGCATCATCTCTACGGAAGCGTAAAAACAGTTCAAATCACTGTGGAGAATGGCTCTTTCCATCAAAAATTCACCTCATTTCAGAAAAACTTCATAAAAACCTATTGACAAAATGAAGTTGCGGGGTATATAATGAAGCCGTAACTTCATAAACTTCATTTTCAAGTATAATCGCTGAATGAAGTTTTGTCAATAGCTTCTATGAAGTTGATGAAGTTATGATTTGAAAATTTTCGATGGAGGGATAAAGTATGACTTTTTCCGACAAGATTAAGCGCGCCCGTGAAGTGGCGAAGCTGACACAAAATGAACTTGCTCACGAGGTCGGTGTCTCCCAAAGAACCATTGCCTCCTACGAATCCGGCGGAGCGAGAGCCAGACGCTCTACAATTGAAAAGTTGGCTCGTGCCCTCAAGGTTTCTGTGAAGTTCCTCTCCGATGATAACTGCACTGATCCTTTAGAAGATATCGAGAAGGATGAATACATTGACCAGGCTCGTGCTTTATACGGTGCCAAGGGTGTGCGTGATATGGACGAACTCCTTGCTGACAACGCAGCCCTCTTTGCCGGAGGCGAACTTTCCCAGGAGCAGAAGGATGCTTTCTTCCAGGCTGTTATGACCGCCTATGTTACTTGTAAGGAAGAAGCAAGCAAGAAGTTTGGTCCCAAAAAGGCTTGAGTCCGTTTTATGGGACATATGCTTTGCTAAAATTTAATATGGATATATTCCACTATAAAGGAGGGGTGTATTTTGACCTATTCAGAAATCAGCACAGCGGTCGCAAAGCTGATAAAGAAATATGATGAACGAAACCCTTTTCGTTTGTGCCGTGCAATGGGCATCAAGCTGATATTTCAACCAATGGGTACAGCACCCGATGCAGTAAAGGGCTTCTTTCTTGAGAAGAACCGCATCCGTGTCATTGTAATTAACAGTGACCTCCCAGAAATCATTCAGCGGATTATTGGAGCCCACGAACTCTGTCACGCAGAGTTTCATCGCAAAAGCGGTATACACGCTTTCCATGAGGTGACACTCTTTGATCAGACCTCCGAGTTTGAAAAAGACGCAAATCTTTTTGCAGCGGAACTGCTGTTGGAAGACAAAGAGGTTCTGGATGTACTAAACCAAGACACTACATTCTTTTCGGCTGCCGCAATGCTGTTAGTTCCGGCAGAGTTGTTGGATTTTAAGTTCCGCGTTATGAAGTGGAAAGGGTTCAAAATGATTGAACCTCCCATCAATGCACGAAGTAATTTTATGAAAGATATGGAGATCCCCGAAGATGCAGACTACTACAACTAAACCCATAAAAGTGTATGTGGCCGTTAAAGCAGACTTCGCTGCGGACGGCACATTGTTACCCAGGGTCATTACCTGGGAAGATGGTGAGAAGTTCGCCATCGATAAAATAATCGATATCCGGCAAGCAGCCGCAATGAAAGCCGGGGGTCAAGGTGACCGCTACACCATTATGGTTCATGGTAAGCAAAGCTATCTCTTTTTTGAAAGAAGCACAAACCTAACTGGCAATAACATTGGTCGATGGTTTGTTGAGAGGAGAAATACATAAATATATTCTGCGTTTTCCATACAGAGCACAAAAAGACACTTCGGCGGATTTTCAACAGTCCATTGTAACCGCCCTTCAACTTTTATATTCAACTGTATTAAACGGCAAAAACGATCTTATGACCGACCCAAAGCGAGAACATATTCAGAGGCAAACATTCCCTGAATAATCAATCGTACATTAGCAGAATACGAACTGAGCATTCATCGGAATAACTCGCAGAAAATGGTCTTCACAGGAATTTTTGTTGAGATAATTTCGCATGCCGTTTATGAATGAGCTGATCAATAATTGATTTAACCGCCAAATTTTGACTTTATGCAGTAAATTTTATTGCATTTTTCCTGCAATTGTGCTATGTTATAATTATACGCGGAGATCCTGTAGATTTTTTCCTTCTTCAATGTCACAAAAAAACTTTCCATTCTTGCGTTATCAAAGCAATGACCTGTACCGCTGAGACTTTGAACAAACCCTGCCTCTCGGAGTGCGGTTCTGAATGCTTCGCTGGTGACTGACTTCCTCGGTCACTGTGAAAGATTGCTCCGCGGATCTTCTTCCCGTATTGCAATTCAAGCTCTGTCACGGTTCGGATGCAAAGCTCCTTCTTCATATTGCTATCCATTGCTACGGAAAGAATCTCTCCGTTGTAGCAATCGAGAACTGCCGATACATACAATTTTCCGTCACAGCACTGTATTTCGGTAATGTCGGAAAGTAGCTTTTGAAGCGATGATGATAGACTATGCAATGATTAAAGACAGATTGAGGTCGTTTATATATCACATCGGAGGAATGAATAACAGAACATCATCAAAACTCGATAACAAAACTTCAAAAGTCTTTTTGATTCCATTGTATAATGGGTTTTGCAACAAGAAAAGTGCAGGTGTTTGTTTGAACAATATAAGCACAAAATATAATCTTATCCGTGCTGTGCTGAGTTGGGTTGAAACAACAGAGGGTGCAGAAGGAAAATATCAGCAGAAACTCAAATTTGCCTGTGAAAGCCTTGATATTGATGATGTTTTGAATTGCATGGATGAGCTGGGAAAATGGTGTAAATACCGAAATGAGGTTATCCACGGACTTTTAAATAAAAACATAATCAGCCTTAACGAAAATCTTACTGATAAGGCGGAAGAAGGGATGAAAATTGCAACCCGTATTGATTCATATGTCCGTGTTGTAAGAAAAGGAAATATTGTCCGAAAATCAATAAATCTAAAATTATAGCAGGAAAACGAAATGCCCGAAAAGTTTTTTGTTGAAAACGGTGCGATTGATTTTTAACAGCATAAATCACAGGAGTGATTGTCAATTGAAATACATCATCCACGATAAAAAATACAAATTCAAATTTATATTTGACACCGAAACGGGAACATATATACGCTCGGGGATTCTTGATGAAAACGGCAAGGACACAGGTGTTGACCCGTTTATGGCTTCGTATCCGCATCTTATTGATGTGGGCATTATGGGTCATTGTATACACGGTAAAACGGGTCTTTGCGCAAAGGCAGGTATCGGATGTTATCAAAGAGGAATGCTCGTTGAACAGCCTAATATGACTGTTGAGAATTTCAGAAAAATCGCAGAGCAATCAAAAGGCAAATGCAATCAGTTTGCACTTGGAGGCAGAGGTGACCCCGATCAGCACGAACACTTTGAAGAAATTCTCAGAATTTGCTGTGAGAATATGCTTGTGCCGAATTTCACAACATCAGGATACGGAATGACTCCGGAAATTGCCGCACTTTGCAAGAAATACTGTGGTGCAGTTGCGGTAAGTTGGTACAGAAGCGAATACACCCTCAGGGCAATTCAGATGCTTCTCGATGCAGGAGTCACAACAAATATCCATTATGTTCTCGGCAACAACAGTATTGATGAGGCGATTGAGCGATTGAAAAACAATGATTTCCCCAAAGGAATCAATGCGGTAATTTTTCTTCTGCACAAGCCTGCAGGTCAGGGAACAAAAGCAAATATGCTTTCGGTTGATGACCCGAGGGTTGAAGAGTTTTTTGCTCAGCTCGATAACCATCATCCGTTCAAGGTTGGTATGGACAGTTGCAATGTGCCGGGGGCAATAAGGTTCTGCAAATCAATTCTGCCCGAATCGCTTGATACCTGTGAAGGCGGACGATACAGTTGTTATATCGGTGCCGATATGATTATGGTGCCGTGCAGTTTTGATCAGGAGAGGCGATATGAGGTTTCTCTTGCCGACAAAACAATCGAAGAAGCGTGGAACAGTGAACAGTTTGAACTGTTCCGCAACAAAATGCGCAAGGCTTGTCCCGGATGCAAAAAAAAGGAACTTTGCATGGGTGGATGCCCGCTCATGCCCGAAATAGTATTCCGCAACAGCGAAAAAAGAGTTTTGGAGGAATAGTTTATGAAAATACGAACAGACTTTGTAACCAATTCATCGAGTTCCAGCTTTGTGGCTTTTGGCATTTTAAGTCACGATCTGTCTGAATTTATCAGCGAACTGCTGGGAGGACTAGATTTCGGTCACTCCAAACGGTGTGTTGGAGTAATTGAAGTACATACTGATATGGTTACCGTTGTCACCCCGATGGATTTTTTTGATAACTATTATTATATATATGACTGTTGTGAGGATTTCGATATCCGCACGGATAAGCAGAAGGAAAGAGACGACAAAAAAGCTAACACACTATCGAATATACTCAAAAAAGCCAGCCTGTATCTGCCGACTCTGACTGCAGAACAAACAGCAAAAATGAAGCAAATGATTTCTGAAGCTTTTGCGGATGGAAAAACCATTGCAAAAACATATTTAAGTGAAACAGGCTATGACTACCGTCCGTATTTCAGCGAGAATGATTTTGTAAAACATGGCGTGCCTATTCAAGATAAAAAGAAAACAAGTTCTGAAGTAAAAAAGAAAAAATTAACAAAAGAAGGAACAGAAGCTATTCAGACAGTCGATAATGATTTTGTGTTGGCAGGAAACACGTTAACAAAGTACCTCGGAAAAGATGAGATTGTAACAATCCCGAACGGTGTTACAACAATCGGATGTAATGCATTTGAAAAAAATACCACACTTCAAAAAATAATTTTCCCGGAAACATTGGAGATTATTGAGGAAAAAGCCTTCTGGAAATGTGCCAGGTTGTCCGAAGCGGTGTTTCCGCAGAATCTGAAGAAAATCGGTGGGGCGGCATTTAAGGAAACTGCTTTAGAAGAACTTGTTATTCCTGCCAGTGTAGAAATTATTGAAAAAGCAGCTTTCCAAAGTTGTAAAAGTCTTGGAACAATTACAATTGAAACTCCTAAAACACAGCTTGTGCTGTCCGGCTATGTGTTCCAGTGCACTGACATAGAAGAAATTGTTTTTCCGACAGGTGTTGTTGAAATTGGGAATTATGCAATTTCTTCCTGCGAAAAATTAAAGCACGTCCAAATACTGGACGGATCGGTAAAATTAGGAACCCCTTTGATTTATCTAGATGGTGCATTGGAGAGCATTTCTATGCCAAACGGTATTAAGTCGTTCAAAAAACATACCTTTGCAACAGGGGTGGCTTTGAATGGCAATTGGTCCTGTCGTGCACCCCATATCTTAGTTCCGTTCAGAACAATCAAGAGACTGTTAGCAGATCCGTTCGAAAACAACTTTTTTGTTGATACTGCAGCTAAAACGTATCTGGAAAACGATTCTGTGTTCTGCGAAAAAGACAAAAAAGATTGGGATGAGTATTGTATCCGAAGGGGATTTTTGAGAGATAAAGAGGAGGAATAATAGCGACAAAGGAAATAATCGCAAGATTTCATTACCTGAAATGAATGCACGCATTAATGAGCTTTTGAAGCAAAGTATTAAGAGTGACGGCGTCATAAATCTTTTTTCTGATGTAAACTCTGAATTTTCGCTTTTCGATCCAAAGTTTCTTGAGGAAGTATCAAGAATGAAGGAAAAGAACCTTGCAGTTGAATTGTTGAAAAAGTTGATTGCTGAGCAGGTTCAGATCTATCGCAGAACCAATGTGGTCAAATCCGAAAAGTTCAGCGAGATAATGTAGCGAACAATGAACGCCTATCTTAATGGTATGCTTACGAATGAGCAGGTTATTGATGAAATGATGAAGCTCGCAAAGCAGATTGCTGCAGCAAAAGATGAAGGAAAAGAGCTTGGCTTAAATGCTGATGAGCTTGCGTTTTATGATGCGCTTACCAAGCCGCAAGCAATAAAAGATTTTTATGAAAACGATGAATTAATTGCTATAACTAAAGAACTTTCTGATACCCTTCGTAAGAATCGTACCATCGACTGGCAAAAGAAAGAATCCGCAAGAGCGAGAATGCGTATGCTAATTAAAAAGTTGCTTAAGAAGCATAAGTACCCTCCTGAAGGGATGGAGGACGCGGTCCAAACTGTTATGACGCAGTGCGAGTTGTGGACCGATAACATGGAAGTTTGAGTTTTGTATCTGTAACATTGAATGCCCTACAACAAATTTGCTGTAGGGCATTTTTTACGCCTAAAACGATGCCTTAATCAATTCATGCTTATATGCGTGTCGAAAATATGGAAATGCATTATTTTCCTTTTGGCTGTGGCTTTAGGTGCCTCTTTTAGACAACGGACCGCTTTTATAGCAAATAAAACAAATCAGAAATAGTGAGCATAGGTGTATCGCATTTATATAAAATATGATATCTAGTGCTATTCGATTCCGCTAATTACCGTCGCACCTAATCTTACATACTTTCAATGATAAGAACCACGACAGGAGTTAATTCTCTTGCCGTGGCTTTTTGCTGTGAGGCGGTATGAAGCGCAGCAGAGGATCGGCGGCTTCTTACACGCCGGAACATCTTAAAGGACATGAGGAGGTGTGCATCGTATATCATGCACATATTAGTTAAAATAATTTTTTCTTGTCGTTCCATATCACCCATCCTTAAACAAAGGAGTTTCTTATCTCATCAATTCTATTTTCAATCAAGTAATGGCTCATGTCGCGGACAGTGGCATAGCCCCTTGTTTGAGCAATATGCTTTTCGTCATCGAAGCTATATTGATAAATTGTCTTTCATTTAATTGTCACCTCGTATAATAAAGTAGTAGTTTTTTATGTCCCTCTCCAAGGACGATAGAGTCACGGGTCGATGTCGATACAAACCGCTTTTCGCCCCGTCGCTGAAAGTATGTAAGATTGGTCTTGGTTTTTTGAAGTGATTTGCAATTATGTCGCTTGAGACAATATGATAAGGTCTGTCAAAAGCACGTCCATAGTCGGTCACACAGCCGTCGCGGCTCCGCAGGGTCGTTTAACCGAACCCCACAGAGCCCGACATTGCCGTTACGGTGGCTTCAATCAATCACCGCCTCTTTACACATTTTTCTTACGCTCTGCTACGGTAATGTGTTAATCGAAAAGAAAGTAACGCCAGGGGGTGTTGGATTAATATTTCCCGGCGGACACGTAGAACCGCGAGAGGCTTTTGTTGACTCTGTTATTAGAAAATTTACGAGGAAACCGGATTAACCATCACTAATCCTCAATTGTGTGGTATAAAAGACTGGGTTCAGCCAGACGGATCACGGTATGTGGTTTTTCTTTACAAGACCAATGAGTATTCTGGAACTATCACGTCTTCCTTAGAGGGAGAGGTTGTCTGGATGCCGTTAGAAGAACTCAAGAAAAAAGAACTGCTATGGCATTTAGAGATGATGTTAAATATTTTTTGTACCGATGATTATTCGGAAATTTACTTTGATAAAGCTGGAGAAAGCGAATCACCCGTTCTGAAATAAATAGAAAAAGAAAGAGCCGGATTAAGTTTGATGCTTAATCCGGCTCTTTTTTTGAACTTTTTGAAGAATTTCTTCACAAACAAGTGTAAACTGTTGTGTTTGTGAAGTTTCTGGTATATAATAGTTACATATAAATTGGAGGTGACACAATGGCAATCTCTTATAAAAAGCTATTCAAGTTGCTTATAGACAAAAACATGAAGAAAAAAGATCTTCAACAAGTGGCACAAATAAGTCCTGCTTCTGTTTCTAAAATGGCTAAAAACGAATATGTAAGCATGGAAGTTATTGTTAAGGTGTGCACTGCCTTAAGTGTCGATGTTGGGGATATTATGGAAGTAACTAACGAGAATTAAAAATTATATATTGAGAGGATTGAATCCATGCAAATAAATAGTTTTTTAGATTTGTGTTCTGGTATCGGCGGAGGGCGACTTGGATTGGAGCAAGCCGGTATGCACAGTATCGGTTATTGTGACACCAGTAGGTTGGCAGTTACTACTTATCAGTTAATGTTTGATGTTTCCGAAGAAAAAAAGTACGCAAACCTTAAGCGTATAAAAACAGATGAGTTACCGCCGTACGATATGCTGATCGCGGGCTTTCCGTGCCAAACCTTCTCTGTTATGGGAAGAAAAGATGGTTTTTCAGACGACAGAGGTCAAATCATCTTTCATTTAGCTCGTATTTTGGAGGAGAGTCAGCCACCGTGCTTTTTATTGGAAAATGTTAAAGGGTTAGTCACCCACGATAAGGGAAAGACTCTTTCCGTCATTCTTGACGAATTAAGCCGTGTTGGCTATCACACAACATATAAGGTTATGACAAGTCTTGAACACGGAGTTCCTCAAATGAGGCAGCGTGTTTATTTTGTTGGTGTCCATAAAGATTTAACTGACACAATCGAGGATTTTGTGTGGCCGGATACAGAAGAAACCCCAGACCTTGAGGAGTATTTAATCGACAGAGTTCCTGCGACAGAAGAACGTCTGGAAATCCTTGGGTATTATCTTAAAAATCCAACTAATAACGGCAAATATACGGTTGACGATCTTCGTGCTATGAATGGCAAGGTATTAGACACCCGCATGAACGACTTGCGAATCTATGAAGGAAAAGTTCCGACCCTGCGGGCACAACGAGATGGAATTCTATATGTTTACGATGGTGTTATTTATCAGCTAACAGGCTACGAGGCACTACTGTTGCAAGGTTTCCCAAAAAATTATGCAGATAAAGTTAAGGACATTGTTTCAGACCGTCATCTGCTTATGCAAGCAGGCAATGCTATGACCGTAAATGTTATTAAGAAAATAGGAAATGCTGTAAAGCACTACATCGAAAACAAGGAGGATAAGTAAAATGGCAGTATGGGAAAAATTCGAGTATGATTGCACAGACTATTTGAACAGTAAATTTGGTGCATATGCGTCTTTTGTTCACGAGGGTGGTAGTGATTCCACTGTTCCAGATATCAAGGTGAAAACCAAGTCAGGTAAAGTATTTTATATGGACGTCAAGCACTGTCCTGCACAGTGTGGTCAGTTTGTTTTGCTACCCAATCTTGCGACTCGATCCTTTGAATATAGCAGATTGAATGCGACAACCGTCAATCGTTATGCAAGGATGATAATGGATCACATGGATGCCTCTTTTGAAGAATTCAAAGAAGCAGGAACTTTCGGCAAGGATATAATTATGCCAAACGGCCCCTCTATCTTTGCAGGTTGGATAGTCCACACCTACAAAAATAAAGGAGCCGAATACTTCATTACGAACAACTACACAATTGTTCCCATTGATAGATTTTTGGATTTCTTTACAGTTACTGCAAAATACAGAATTAAGAGAAGCGGTTCCAGTTCAGTTGGAAAGAGCAATCTTGCTGCGGTAAGTCGCCATATCCAAAATGGTGGCTACGGTGTAACCAGTATGAGAACTGACGATAGTAAATTGTTCGTCACCTCAACTCGCTATATTCATAACACCCGCTTCATCATTAATGGTACAGAGTATATGTTTTCTGAGCGTGGAAGTGAATACGAAATCCGTAAGCTGTCGAACACATTTAATGCAAATGTCATTTTCTCTATTGACTTAAAAACAACAAGAGGTAGCATTTCTGACGCTGATTTTATTCGTTTGCTGAAGTAACCTCGCGGTAATCAACATACTTCTGAACCGCATATTTGTAAGCACTTAAGTGATACTTACCGATGGGGAGGCTCGTTTCACCGAACCTCTCCATGTCGGCATTGATTCCTTTGTTGCGGAATAGCGATAAAAGAAAAGCACAACGATCCTTGTTGAATTCTGCATCAATGTCACAATTTCCGCAGGTTCGCTCGATTTTTTTGATGCGAGAAACGAGGTCGCCTTGCACCTTTCGTGATAAGCCTTTGTTATTTAACCATGCTCTGAAATCAACCTCGTTCATTTTTCCTCCTTAACAGCACGACCAATCTCCTGGGCGATGTACTGGAGAACATCTATTACAACAGAGTTACCAAACTGTTTGTATGCTTGGTTTGCACTTTTAGCCATCTTATAGCTGTCGGGATATCCCATAATTCTTGCACACTCTCTGGGATGAAGTCTACGAGGCTTACCATTAATGAGATAGCCACCGGTTTTTGCGAATATGCCGCCGCCATATGCGGAAAGAGTGATCGCAATACCTTTGGTGCTATAGATTCGCTCGCCTTGACCGCCCTTGTTCACAATTCCAAGTCTAATGGACTTGTCACTATAGGTGTCATCAGCTTCGCCATTGTAATAGGTATCGGGTCGATCAACATAAAGGTGTTTCACGAGGCTTTCATCGTCGAGGAGGAAATCCTCAACGTGGCGAGTAAGTTTGAATGCCTTGGGAAAGTTAAACTCTGTGATGTCGAGATCGTTGCGGAAGCAAACCATGTAAATTCTTTCTCTTTTTTGAGGCACACCGTAGTCAACAGCATTTAGCACTCTCTGGAAAAAAGTGTATCCTAACTCTTCCATAGTTGCTTTAACTACCTGGAGGGTTCTGCCATTGTCGTGAGATGCGAAGTTCTTAACATTTTCCATAAAGACAATTCGAGGTTGTTTTGCTTTCACAATACGGGCAACATCAAAGAACAATGTACCACGGCTGTCTTCAAATCCGCGTTGTTTGCCACTTATTGAGAACGCCTGGCAAGGGAAACCTGCACAAAGGATATCGTGATCGGGAATAGTGGTTTCATCCACCTGTGTGATGTCGCCTTCAGGGGTGTCACCAAAATTGTCTGCGTAAACTTCTTGTGCCGGAATATCCCATTCATTAGAGTAAACGCACTTTGCACCGAGCGATTCTAAGGAAATTCTGAATCCACCCAAGCCAGCAAACAGGTCGATGAAAGTATAGCCCTCAAGCAGTTTCTCTTTGATCTCTATCATAAAAGCCTCCAAGTTATATAATTTTGATTTATTATAGCGCACTGCGCTATAAAAGTCAATATGAACCGGAAAGAAGGAGTTGAAAATAGTGCGAAATTTTGTTGACGAAGTTGTGAAATGTAAACCCAATATGGTTTATATAAAATTAACGCAGCAAGATTTGACCCAAATCGATGATTTTGTACGTGCTGTAATAGAGCGAAAAGCTGTCGAAGCACATCATTTGATAGACCACGGACAAGAGTATAAACGCTTTTTTACCGGTATGATGGGCGAACGTGCGATGGAGATTTTATTTGGAACATCCTTTATTGATTGGAGTATTGGCTATTCAAATGATTACAACACGGCGGATTTGAGAATGCTTGGCTACAATGTGGGTATTAAAACTGTAGAGTTAAATAAGTTTCCTATAATACACAAGGTGGCACATAGACCCGAACTCATTAATATTAAGCGTACCGAGGATACGATTATACTTTGTGACCTGGCTACAATTGACGTCCTTAACAATTATCAAGACGATGATCTGATTCTGCCACCAGCCTTGCGAAGAAGAGGTACCAAAACAGGCTTTTATGGTTTTGAGCATCTTCTGAAAATCGAAACTCTAAGTGATATCGATAAAGTTCTAAATGGCAGCAGAAAGGCACAAAGAAAATCTTGGTTTTAATGATTTATCAAAACAGCCCGTACTACTCAAGAGGTAGTAAGGGCTGTTCTTTTATGCGTATAAAGCACAATGACACTAAACTTTTACAATGACACTTAACTCCCACAATGACGCTTAACCCAAAGATAAGTGTCATTGTTGCACCGAAAAGATATGTATACCACCAAGGCGCATCTGCACTCCTTATGGGGGTGCTCTTTGCGTTACACCCCCGGTGGCGCATGAGCATTGAGGGATTCCGAAGCCTAAATCAGGACATCCAGACAATAATTAATAAGTCGGAGAAGGTTAAGGAAGCCAAAAAAAGCAAAGAATCACTTTCAACTGCAGAGAAGAAGGAACTCAACGAGGAGGAGAAGGAATATAAGAACCTTCGCAAACAGATTCAAGAAGGTATAAACGGTTACTTGTTTATCAAAAGCAAAACAGCCCCTACTCAAGCGGTAGTAAGGGCTGTTTTTTTCACACTGAAACTATTCTCTTGGACAATGAAACTTTTCTCCTACAATGAAACTAATCTCGGTCACAATGAAATTATTCTTTTGAGAAAAGTTTCATTGTGA